ACATCTACGCCGGGCTGTGGGAGCAGTATCACAGACTCATGAAAGACTATGACACAGGGACGGGGTACAAGTACGCCGCCAAAACGGGAGATGATAGCGTAAAGCGATCGCCCTTGGTTGCCACCATCGAGGCCGTTCGGCGGGATATCCTGGCCTATTCGGACCGGCTGTGTCTCAACCCAAAGACGGAGCGGGACAGCAAGCTCCCCCCACCGGGCAAGCGATCCAAGTTGGAGGAGGCGCTGCGCGGTGACCCGTAAAAAGGCTGCACAGCCCCGCTTCCAAAACCAGGCGGAGGTGATGGAGTATGTCAGCTCCATCGTGGAGGGGCGCAAGCTGGTCTGCGAGGAGACCAGGCAGGCCTGTGAGCGGTTCCTCCGGGACCTGGAGAATCCCCGCTGGGACTTCGACCCCACCGACGCGGAGTTTTGTATCCGGATCATCGAGCGGACCTTCGTCCATGCCCAGGGGGAAGCCCTGGACGGGACACCTATGCGGGGCAGGCCTTTCCTCCTCCAGCCCTTCCACAAGTTCATCATCTACAATCTGGTGGGCTTCCTCAATGCCGGCACTAAGACATGCCGGTTCCATGAGGCGGTCATCTACATCCCGCGGAAGAACGTGAAGACCTCTTTTGTCGCCGCCCTGGCCTGGGCCCTGTCCCTCCTCCGCCGGCGCAGCGGTAGCAAGTGCTACATCGTGGGCGCGGCCCTGAAGCAGGCCCTGGAGAGCTTCAGCTTTATCAACTTCAATTTGGCGGAGATGGGGGAAAAACAGAATTTCCGGGTGATCGACAACAACCAGGAGCACAGCATTTGCAGCCTTCCAGGCACCTTTAAGGATGGCAGCATCTTCATTCAGGCTCTGGCAGCCAACCCAGATGCCCAGGACTCCCTCAACTGCAATATCGGGATCGCAGATGAGGTCCACGCCTACAAGTCCCCCAAGCAGTACAAGATCATCCTGGACGCCATGAAGGCCTATTCCAATCGGCTGATGATCGCGATCTCCACCGCTGGCGATCGGATGAACAGTTATTTTTACCGGCGGCTGAAATACTGCCGGGCGGTGCTGGACGGGATCAATACAGATGAGCAACTGTTTGTTTTTATGGCCTGCGCCCCCCAGGATCCGGATACCGGGGACGTGGATTACACAAACCCGAAGGTCCTGGAGATGGCAAACCCGAGCTATGGGGTGACCATCCGTCCAGCGGATATCCTGGCGGAGGCAATTCAAGCCCAGAATGATCCTCAGATGCGTAAGGAGTTTTTTGCAAAGTCGCTGAACGTCTATGTGGCGGCCATGAAAGCCTGGTTCAAGATCGAGGAGTTTCGAGCCAGTGATAAGCGTTACCACTGGACAATGGAGGAGCTGGCAAAGCTCCCCGTCCGCTGGTATGGCGGCGTCGATCTGTCTAAGCTCCACGATCTGACGGCGGCGGCCCTGTACGGTACGCTGGAAGGGTACAAGCGGGAGGACGGCCAGGTGGTGGACGTGGATATCATCATCCCCCACGCCTGGTTCCCCGTGGTGGCTGCCCACATCAAAGCGGATGAGGACAATATCCCCCTCTTCGGCTGGCAGAAAGACGGCTGGCTGGATATGTGCAACGACGCTGTGGTCGACCACATGGACGTAGTAAAATGGTTCAAGGAGAAGCGGCACGACGGCTTTAGAATCAAGCAGGTGGGCCATGACCGGAAATTCTGCGCCGAGTATGTGGTGGGAATGAAAAAGGCGCAGTTCAAGGTGGTGGACCAGCCACAGTATTTCTGGAAAAAATCCCAGGGCTTTCGCCGAATCGAGCAGAAGGCCAAGGCTGGGTGTCTGTACTATCTCCACTCCGACGCTTTTGAGTACTGTGTTCAGAATGTCCACGCCATCGAGAAGACCGACGACATGGTACAGTATGAAAAGATAGAAGACAATACTCGTATCGACATCTTTGACGCCGCCGTATTCGCGGCGGTGCGGATGCTAGAGGACCTAGAGCGGGAAGAAAAGTCAAAGGGATGGAAACGGTGAAAACTTTTTATTTTTGTGATGGTAGCGTAGAAACATGTAAACGCACGAACTGTTATAAAACAGGTGGGCCGTGCCGCCATACCCAAAACGATGCTCACGCCCTCACCACAGGCGACAGCAAAGATTTTGTCCGTATCGGAGACAATCTCTTTGAGAAAGGACCAGAGGAATATGAGTAAAAAGCGTAAGAACCGCGGCAACCAGATTCGGGACGCTGACAGGCAGTCCGCTGCCTGGCTGCTGACCGATACGGCCTACGATACCCTGTGTGTCTCCGGATATACACGGCTCAGCGAAAACCCGGAGGTGCTGATGGCGGTGAACAAGCTGGCGGGACTGATCAGCTCCATGACCATCCACCTGATGGCGAACTCCGAGGGCGGGGACGTGCGGATCAGGAACGCCCTGTCGCGAAAGCTGGACATCGAGCCAAACAAGTACATGACACGGATGACCCTCATGTCTTGGATCGTGCGGACCCTGCTTCTGTATGGGGACGGTAACGCTGTGGTGCTCCCCAAAACCAGCGGGGGGTATCTGGAGGACCTGATCCCCATCCCGCCCGGACAAGTCTCATTCGCGGCGGATGGCGGTTACGGCTACCGCATCGGGATCGGCGGCCAGGACCACGACCCAGGTCAGCTGCTCCACTTCGTCCTCGCCCCGGACCCGGCACAGCCCTGGCTTGGCATGGGGCTGCGGGTGGCGCTGAAGGACGTGGCGGCCAACCTCAAGCAGGCGGCGGCCACCAAGAAGGGCTTCTTGGAGGACAAGTGGAAGCCCAGCATCATCATCAAGGTGGACTCCTGGGCGGAGGAGATGCGCACCCGTGAGGGGCGGGACAACTATCTGCGGGGCTTCTCCACCGACCGGCCGGGGGATCCCATGGTCATCCCCGCCGACGGGATGGAGGTGATCCAGGTCAAGCCGCTGACCCTGAACGATCTGGCCATCAACGACTCTATTTCTCTGGACAAACGGACGGTGGCGGCGATCATCGGGGTGCCTCCCTATGTGGTGGGGGCGGGCGCCTTCAATCGGGAGGAGTGGAACTCCTTCATCAATAACACGGTGCTGCCCCTGGTCCGGGGGCTGGAACAGGAGCTCACACGGAAGCTGCTGATCAGCGAGGACCTGTTTATCCGGATGAACCCTTGGGCTCTGTACGCCTACGACGTCCAGGCCCTGGCCTCCATCGGCAGCGAGCTGTATGTCCGGGGAATCATGACGGGCAACGAGGTCCGGGACTGGATCGGACAGGGGCCCCAGGCCGGGCTGGATGAGCTGGTCATCCTAGAGAACTTTATCCCGGCCAGTATGATCGGGGACCAACTGAAGCTGGACCAACAAAAGAAAAACCAAGAGAAATTGGACGGGCTGGGAGGTGAAAACGATGGATAGGAGGACAATGGTTTGCCGCCAAACCGAGTATCGGGCGGCGGAGGAAAACGGCGAGCTGTACATTGAGGGCTATTTCGCGATATTCAATAGCATCTATGAAATCGCCCCAGGCCTGACCGAGAGTATCGCCCCCGGAGCTTTTTCCAGCGCCCTGGGCAGAGATATACGGGCCCTCACCAACCACGACACCACCCTGGTCCTTGGGCGCAACAAGGCCAGCACGCTGGAGCTCCGGGAGGACGGGCACGGGCTTTGGGGCCGGGTCTGTATCAATCGTGAGGACAGCGACGCTATGAATTTGTACCATCGGGTACAGCGCGGCGATGTAAATCAATGCTCCTTCGGCTTTAAGATTTTGGAGGAAGACACGGAGTACCGAGAGGACGGCTCGGTCCACTTTACTATTCGGGTGGTTGAGCTGTATGAGGTTACGGTAGCCACCTTCCCGGCCTACGAGGAGACCGCCGTGGCCGCCCGCAGCGCTCAGGCAGAGGAGATCAAGCGCCGGACCGCCCAGGCATGGCGGGAGACCATGAAAAACAAATTGAAAGGGAGTGCGACCTGATGGCACTGAAAGCGCTGCTGCTGAGGAAGCAGCTGGATGACAAGAACAAGGCCCTGGAGGTCCTGCGGGCCAAGGACGCTGAGCTCCAGGCCCGAGAGGCCGAGCTGGAGACCGCCATCGGCGAGGCGGAGTCTGAGGAGGACAAGACCGCCGTAGAGGGCCTGGTGGACGAGTTCGAGCAGGACAAGCAGGCTCACGAGGAGGAGAAGACCAAGCTGGCCGGCGAAGTGGAGCAGCTGGAGCAGGACCTGGCCGCCGAGGAGGCCAAGCAGGCTCCGCCCGCATCCACCGCGCCCACCCATGACAACGCCCCCATCGGAGGGGAGAGAAAGGATGATCGCATCATGAACATAAAACGAAGAGGCTTCGCCGGCCTGGACCGGCAGCAGCGGGACGCCTTCCTGGCCCGGGATGACGTAAAGGATTTTCTCCAGCGGGTGCGCGCCCTGGGCAAGGAGCAGCGGGGCGTCACTGGCGCGGAGCTGACGATCCCCACCGTGTTCCTAGAGCTGATTCGGGAGAACATCTCCCGGTACAGCAAGCTGATTGGGAAGGTGGCCCTCCGGTCTGTGCCCGGCAACGCCCGGCAGACCATCATGGGCACGGTGCCCGAGGCGGTTTGGACCGAGATGTGCGCCAACCTCAATGAGCTGTCCCTGTCCTTCAATCAGATCGAGGTGGACGGCTATAAAGTGGGCGGGTTCATCGCTGTCTGCAACGCCGTACTGGAGGACAGCGACCTGGACCTGGCCAGCGAGATCATGGATGCCATCGGTCAGGCCATCGGCTATGCCCTGGATAAGGCAATCGTCTATGGCACCGGCACGAAGATGCCTGTCGGGATCGTGACCCGTTTGGCCCAGACCGCCAAGCCCAGTGACTGGGGCGCCAACGCCCCCGACTGGAAGGATGTGAGCGCCACCAACCTGGTGACGATCGCCGGCAAGACCGGGGCCGAGCTGTATCGGAGCATCATCCTCGACGCAGGGGTGGCCAAGAGCACCTATTCCCGGGGGCCCCTCACATGGGTGATGAACGAGACCACGAAGGCCCAGCTCACCGCTGAGGCCCTGTCTGTCAACGCCGCCGGGGCCATCGTCTCCGGCCAGGGCAACACGATGCCGGTGGTGGGCGGCGATATCGTGACACTGGACTTCATTCCCGTGGGGGATGTGGTATTCGGGTACATGGATCTGTACCTGCTGGCCCAGAGGGCCGGGGCTCAGCTGGCCCAGAGCGAACACGTCCGGTTCCTGGAGGATCAGACGGTATTCAAAGGCACTGCCCGGTACGACGGGATGCCCGTGTTCGGTGAGGCGTTTGGTCTGATGAATATCGCCGGGAAGGAGCCCACCACCACGGCCACCTTCCCCCCTGACACAGCCAATTCGGAGACCCCTTAAGGGCGTCCCTGGACGCGCTGGAGACAGGGACGCGAACTACTGCCAGCAAGAGGAGCCGCAAGAAAGTCTCAGATATCGGGGAGGTGTAGCCCATGGATGAAAAGTCAATGCTGATGATCCTGCGGAAGGACCTCCAGCGGACAGGGGAGCTGCCCGGTGAAGAGGCCTATCTGCTCCAGCTGCTCCAGGCGGCCCGCGCCAGCCTGGAGCGGCAGGGGGCCCGCGAGGAGGAGAGCGCAGACTGGTATCAGACGGTGATCTCCACCGCCGCATGGCTGTACCGGAAGCGGGTCAGCGGCGAGGCGGAGCCCCAGTATCTGCGGCGGATGCGGATGGACCTGATCGTCAGTCAGCAGGCGAGGGGGGACCGGGATGCTCCATGATGCGGGGATCGCCGCGATCTACCAGGTGGAGGAGTGGGCAGTACCGCCCCCCGCCGCCCCCCATCTGAAAGAGAAGACACGGCAGCCCTTCGGGGAGATGACCGTGGGAGTGACCAGGTTCTATTCCGCCGCCGCCGCGGGGAAGACGGTCAGCCGCCTGATCGAGATATGGCGGGACGACCGAATCGACGTCCGGGACCTGTGCAGGATCGGAGCGCGGTGGTACAACATCCAGCAGATCGTCCCCACGGCGGATGACGACGGCCTGCTGGTCACCCGCCTGACCCTGGAGGAGACGGACGGCAGTGCATGGGAGGGAGAGTATGGCGATCAGAGCGGATGATCTCACTGCGGCCGTGTCCGCCATCCTGGACGATTATGCAGAGGACGTCCAGGAGGCGGTGGCCCAGGCGGTGGAGGCTACCGGGAAGAAGACGCTGAGGTCTGTCAAGGCCAAGTCCCCGGTCCTCAGCGGCCGCTATAAAAAGGGATGGCGGATGAAGAAGGAGCGCGGCGGCGTGTTTGGGACCCAGGCGCATGTCACGATCCACAACAAAGAATATAGGCTGATCCATCTGCTGGAGGACGGACACCAGAAGGCCGGCGGCGGCCGGGTGGCTGGTATCCCCCACGTTCAGCCAGCCTATGAGGAGGCGGCGCGTCTGCTCCCTGAGCTGACGGCCAGGGCGATCGAGGAGGCGGGGGACCGGTGACCTACCAGGAACTGGAGCAGCTGCTGGCCCCCCTGGGCATCCCCTTCACCTTCCATCACTGGGAGAAGCCGCCTGCTATGCCCTACGGAGTGTATTACGACGACGGCACCGAAAACTTTGAGGCGGACGATATCGCCTATGCGGCGATCCGCATCTGGCGTATCGAGCTCTATGTCCGGCAGCGGGATCCGGCCCTGGAGGAGCGTCTGGAGGACATCCTCACGGCGGCGGATCTGTTCTGGGACATGGATGCGGACTACATAGACTCGGAGCGGTTCTATCAAGTATCTTATGAGATCGAGGTGTGAAAATGGCGAACAAAGTAAAATTCGGGCTGAAGAATGTCCACTATGTCCCCATCACCACAGGGGACGACGGGACGGTGAGCTATGGCACGCCGAAGCGGTTGGCCGGCGCGGTCAGCCTGACCCTGGACGTGCAGGGCGAGGAAGTGGAGTTCGAGGCGGACGACATGATCTATTACGCCTCCTACTCCAATACGGGCTACAAGGGCAATCTGGAGGTGGCCAACATCACCGACGACTTCCGCAAGGACATCCTGGGAGATCAGGAGGATGAGACGGACCACGTGCTGATGGAGTACGCCTCTACCGAGGCCAAGCCCTTCGCCCTGCTGTATGAGATCAACGGCGACCAGAAGGCGACCCGGCGGGTGCTGTATCACTGCACGGTGAGCCGCCCCGGGGAGAACGCCACCACCAGCGGCAAGACCAAGACCCCCCAGACCGACACCATGAGCCTGACCGCCGTGCCTCGGGCCGACGGCCTGACCCGGGCCCGGACCACGGAGACCACGCCGGACGCGGTGTTCGACGGTTGGTATCGGTCTGTGTGGGAGCCCGGCGCAGCCCAGGCGTCTGCTGCAGCGGAAGGGGTGGTGTGATCATGGAGACGACGATCAGGATCGACGGGCAGGATGTGCGCTTCAAGTCCACGGCGGCGGTGCCCCTGCTGTACCGGCGGCAGTTCAATCGGGATCTGTTCCGGGATATCCGGATCGTGGCAGCGGCGATGAGCGGGAGGGACGCCAGCAGCACCGATCTCCCCATCCAGGCGCTGGCTACCTTCGAAAATCTGGCTTATATCATGGCTAAACACGCAGAGCCCGACACGGTGCCTGACAGCCCGGAGGAGTGGCTGGACGGGCTCTCGATGATGCCAGTCTTCGCGGTCTTTCCCGTGATCCTGGATCTGTGGTCCGGGAACGTCGACGGGCTGGAGGAAAGCAAAAAAAAAGCCGAGCAACTGATCGAGAGCTTACGACAGCGCTTTTCCTCCTCCGCGCTGTCCAGCTCGGGATCCCCCTGCGGGACCTTGAGCTCCTGACCGTGGGGATGCTCAATGACATGTATGCGGAGGCGGCCAACGACACTTTGGACTGGCCTGAGATGGCCACCCAGGAGGATATAGACCGGATGCTGTGAGGTGAGAAAATGGCAGGCAACCGTGTGAGAGGTATCACCATCGAGATCGGCGGCGATACCACACAGCTGGACAAGGCTCTGACCGAGACCGACAAGCAGCTGAAAAAGACCCAGACCTCGCTGAAGGATGTGGAGCGCCTGCTGAAGCTGGACCCCGGCAACGTGGAACTGCTGACCCAGAAGCAGAGGCTTTTGGCGGATGCGGTGGCAGGGACCCAGGAACGGCTCAGGACGCTGGAGACCGCGGCGGAGCAGGCAAGTGAGGCGCTGGCCAGCGGGCAGATATCTCAAGACCAATATGACGCATTACAGCGTGAGATCATTGAGACCCAGCACGATCTGGAGGAGCTTACACGGACTGCAAACGATTTTGACATCGATCGGGCGATCCAGGACGCAGAGGAACGGCTCAATGACCTGCGCGACGCGGCGGAGGACGCCGATGACAGCATGGACGATCTGACCGACTCCTCTGACGGGGCCTCCGGCGGGCTGGGCAGGCTAAAGGGTATCGCCGGCGGCGTGGCCATTGCTATCGGGCAGAAACTGGTGGAGGCGGCGATCTCAGCTGCGCAATGGATATGGACCCTGGACGAAGCCACTGAGGAGTATCGGGTCGCCATGGGCAAGCTCAACACGGCCTTTGAGGTGAGTGGGTTTAGTGCGGAGGCGGCGAAGGAGGCTTATCAGGACTTCTATAGCATTCTGGGGGACACCGACACGGCCGCCGAGGCATCTCAGCTTTTGGCTCAGCTCATCGACAATGAGGAGGACATCGCTAAGTGGACCAAGATCGCCGCCGGGGTGTATGGCACCTTCGGCGACTCTCTGCCCATCGAGGGCCTGATCGAGGCCGCAAACGAAACGGCCAAAACAGGACAGGTCACCGGCGCACTGGCCGATGCGCTCAACTGGGTCGGCATGAGCGAGGACGAGTTCAATGAGAGCTTGGCAAAGACCACCAGCGAAGGGGAGCGGGCCCGGCTCATCATGGGGAACCTGACGACAGCCTATGGAGAGGCCGCAGACGCGTTCTACAAAAACAACGAGACACTGATCGAGACCCGGGAGGCCCAGGCCGAGCTGAACGAGACCCAGGCCATCTTGGGCGAGTCCATCGCGGACCTCAAGAACAAATTTTTCGATCTCTTTGGACCGTGGCTGATCGAGGCGATAAAATTCACCACAGCTGCGCTGGAAGGTATCATATGGGTCGTCAACAAGATCGGGGAAGGTCTGGCCTGGCTGGCGGACAAGATCCAGTTCGTTTTGAGCCTGATCCCCGGATTTGGCGGGGCGAGCAAAAAACTGTCTAGTTTGGCACAGCAGGCATCAGCCGCAGGAGGCGGATCTCGGGAAGGGGCTTATTCTCTGCGTCCTGTCACCGCCGAGAGCCTGCCCTATCTGGCCCAGGGGACCGTGACCCGGCCGAACAGCCCCTTTATGGCGGTGGTGGGGGACAACCCCATGGAGCCGGAGATCGTTTCCCCCTACTCCACGATCAAACAGGCCGCCCTGGACGCCTTCGCCGAAGCAGGCGGGCAGACCGCCGCTACCCGGGTGACGGTGAACTTCACCGGATCTTTGGCCCAGTTCGTGCGAATGCTCCAGCCCCAGATCACGGCGGAGACGGTCCGCCGGGGCCCACAGTACGTGAAATGAGGAGGATGATCATATGGCCGGGATCCAGATGGACGGCAAGACCTATCGGGTGAGGATCGTGCGGGACAGCATGGAGGAGTCCGCCCAGCTGTCTGAGGGGCCCAACGCCGGCGAGATGCTTTCCGGCCTGCGGGAGCGGGACCTAGTGGGCACCTACTACGGACACTCCATGTCAGTGGAGCCAGACCCCAGGTATCCCCAGGACTATGATCAGCTCTTCGAGGACCTGGCCGCCCCCGTCCCATCCCACAGCGTGACCATGCCCCACGGGCAGGGGACCGTGACCTATCAGGCCATGGTCTCCTCCGTGAGCCGGAGGCCCAGCGGCGTGCTGGCCGGCGTGCGGCGGTGGAAGGGGCTGACGGTGGCCTTCGAGTCCATCCGTCCGGTCCGCGTACCAGGAGGCGGAACATGAGCCACAAAATCGTATATGAGCGATGGACCTTCCCGCCGGACCGCATCGAGGCCGGGGACCTCCATCTGGCCTCCTCGCTGCTGTCCTCCTCGCTGGAGGTCAGCAGCCTGTTGGTCCGGGTGGTGTGCGGCGACCCGGCGATCCTGGACTTCCAGCGCAACGCCAAGCTGCTGTACTATGCCCAGCCGGACCGGCCCATGATCTTTCGGGTGCAGTCCATCGAGCGCGCCGGGCCGGAGCTCTATGAGATCTCCGCCACCAGCACCCTGGGCCTGCTGACCGAGGGCCAGCATATGGGCGGGATCTACACCGGACAGACGGCTGATACAGTGATCGCGTCCATCTGCGGGACGATACCCTTCGCGGTCAAGCACGACCTGGAGGAGATCAAGCTCTATGGCTGGCTGCCCATCGCGGCCCCCCGGGACAACCTGGCCCAGGTGCTCTTTGCCATCGGGGCGGCGCTTAAGACCGATCTGGACGGCGTGCTGCGCATCGAGAGCCTGTGGGACGGGATCTCGGGGACGGCGGACCGGGACCGGATGTATCAGGAGGCGGCAGTGGACTACGCCGCCAGGATCACCCAGGTGATCGTCATCGAGCACCAATACGTCCCATGGACGGAGGAGGAGCAGCTCTTTGAGGGCACCGCCCAGGCCGGGGACATCATCACCTTCAGCGAGCCCATGCATTCCCTGTCCGCTTCTGGCTTCTCCATCCAGGCCAGCGGAGCCAACTGGGCCCGGGTGTCCGCCGGGTCAGGGGTGCTGAAGGGGAGAAAGTATCTGCACAACACCCGACAGGTGGCCCGGGACGTCCAGTCCGCCCAGGAGCCCAATATCAAGACCGTGGAGGACGCTACCCTTGTCTCCCTGGTCAATTCCCAGGCCGTGGCCCAGCGGCTGGCCGACTACTATAAGTGCCGGGAGACGGTGGACGCCCCTGTGGTCTATCGGGGGGAGCAGCCCGGCGACCGGCTGGCCACCTATCACCCCTTCGACAAGACCGGAGTAGACGCCTGCCTGGAGAGCGTGGATATCACCCTGTCCAACACCCTCAAGGCCCAGGAGAGGAGCCTGGTGGGGTTCGTGCCGCCACAGATCACCAGCGAGACCTATATCGATACCAGGATCGTCCTCACCGGCAGGGGGACGGTCCAGATCCCTCCAGGTGTGAAGTCGATACGATATGTCCTGATCGGCGGGGCGTGGGGAGGGAGAGCGGGCCGACCTGGCGGGAAGGGCAGCTCGCAGTCCATGTCGTACAGCAGCACGCTTTTCTCGTTGGTGTTCAACCATCGGGGCTATGCGCCTGGCCCCGGAGGGAAGGGCGGAGAAGGCGGAGGGCCCGGCCGCGGGGGACGGATCCTGCAGGGGACATTGGATGTATCAGGCATCACGTCCCTTCCATACAGCTGCGGCGTGGGCGGCCTTGGTGCCGTGTATTCCGCCTCGAATCCGGATGCGGAGGGAGAGGAAGGGACGCCCACCACACTGGGAGCCCTCTCTTCTGCCCAGGGCGCATCGTCTGAGTCCGGCTATCTGGATATCATCACGGGCGAGAGCTATGGGACTTTGGGGCGCGCCGGCCTGCCTGGGGGCGACGGCGCCGGCAGCGATCTCACGAGCTTCAACAAGGATACTGTCTACACCTTCGTCCCATCCACAGGAGCGGTAGACGAAGACGGGAGATCCTGGTCGGGCGGCTCCACCTATACACAGTCCGACGGATACCTGCAGGGCGGCGGGGATGGTGCCCAGTTCACCGACTCTTTGAATGAGGGGTCTGGAGACGCAGAAGCGACGGTCGGACTGGGGAGCGGCGCGGCGGCCGGATCCAACGGCACATCCGGAGGCCCCTCTCCCGGGTATTACTACGCCTCGCGGAACAGCAGCAAGACCGTGATCACGCTGCGGGCCACGGCCAAGGGCGGGGTGAAGGGGGCAGACGCCACACTGGTCCCCAAAAAGGCTGTGGACGGCCGGGGCGGCACTGGCGGATACGGCGGGGGCGGGGGGAGCTCTACCGGATACTGTGACATCAGTCAGGGGAAATCACCCAGCCACTCCTATGCCGGATCCTTCAACACCAGTTACAGCCGAGAAAATGACGGGGGAGAGGGGGGCCAGCCCTCCAGAGGCGGCCCGGGGAGCGACGGCCTGATCATCCTGTATTGGGCACAGCCCAAGCCGGTCCCCGCCGGCCAGTTGGTGGATCGAAACAACAGGATGGTCCTGGACCGTCTGGGTCGGCGGATCATCGTTTAAGGGGGGATCTTGATGACGATCGAACAGCTCCAGGCCCGGGTGGCCCAGCTGGAGGAGCAGGTGGCGGCGCTGTCCGTCCAGGCCCTGGCCGCAGAGACGGCCCCCTCCGGATATGCCAAGAGCAAATACAGCGTGGAGGAGATGGACGCTCTGCTGGACAAGGTGGCGGCGAAGGGCTGAGTGTGCGCCGGCGTACACCTTTCGCCCCCCCGCCCGCCAAGGGCGAGACCAAAGAAAGGAGCGATCTGAATGTTCGAGCTCTATGCGGAGCAGAAAGATCTGACGGTCCGCCGGCGGGAGCCGGTGACCAGCGGGAGCGTCAACGTCACCCCCGTCCAGTTCGCGTTCTCCGGGGTCTGGGAGGGCCTGGAGCGTACGGCGGTGTTCCGGTCAGGGGACGTGACGAGGACGGTCCTGCTGGACGGCAGCGGCCTGTGTGAGGTCCCCTGGGAGGTGCTGACGGTCAGCGGCCGGCACCTCTTCGCCGGGGCCTATGGGACACGGGGAGGAGACACGGTACTGCCCACTGTGTGGGCGGACCTGGGCCTGATCCTGGAGGGGACCGCCCCCGGAGAGGGGGCCCGTCCTCCCACGCCGGAGCTGTGGGAGCAGGCGCTGGCCCAAAAGGGCGACGCCTTGGACTACACCCAAGAGGGAGAACTGGGGCTATGGTCGGGGGACCGGCTGCTGTCCTCCGTCCCCGTCGAGGGGGGCGGCGGAGGGGGGACCAGCGACCACCGGAGACTGTCCCACCGGGACGCGGAGGAGCAGCACCCCATCGCGGCGATCGCCGGCCTGGCCCAGGAGCTGGAGCGGATCCCGGAGCCTGTGGAGGCTCTGACCAACACTGAATTGGAGGAGTTGCTGAAATGAGCAAATACCTGGACGAGAACGGTCTGCTGTATCTGTGGAGCAAGATCCGCGGGCTGGTTGGCGGCAAGGTGGACAAGGAGGCGGGCAAGGGCCTGAGCTCCAACGACTTCACAGCCGCCGACAAGACCAAACTGGACGGGCTGGAGAACTACACCCTCCCCGCAGCCACTGCGGACGCCCTGGGAGGAGTGAAGGTGGGGGCGGGGCTGGCCATCGCTAACGGCGTCCTGTCCGCCACCGGCGGCGGCACGGCGGACAGCGTGGACTGGTCCAACATCCAGAACAAGCCGGACCTGGCCCTCAAGAGCGATCTGACCAGCCTGTACCGCTATAAGGGCAGCGTGACCAACTACGCGTCTCTGCCCAGCTCGGGCAATGTGACGGGGGACGTGTGGAATGTGGAGGCCACCGGCATGAACTACGCCTGGACCGGCGAAGACTGGGACGCCCTGGGCCAGTCCTTCGAGATCCAGGCCATCACCAACGCGGAGATCGACGCCATCACCAGCGGGGTGTGAGCCGATGGGATACTTAGATAACGCGGGGCTGGCCCATCTGTGGGGGAAGGTGGCGGAGGCCCTGAGCGGGAAGCAGGACACCCTCGCCCCAGGCGACGGCGTGTCTTTGACGGGACCGTCCATCAGCGTCAAGATCCCAGTCCATGAGCCGGTCACTTGGTCGGAATATAACGCACTCACCCTCGAACAGAAAACGAATGGGCTCTATTTCATTCTTTCGGACTTGGAAGAGAGTGGCCCTGAAATAGATGGAGGACCAGAGGAGTCCCTGCCAGGGCCAGAGGAAGGACCAGAGGAGTCCCTGCCAGAGCCAGGGGAAGGACAGCCGGAGCCAGGAGAGGGAGAGACAGTACCTGATGAAGTGATCCCGGATGAGGGGGGCCTAGATGAAGTAGCCCCGTGGGAGGTCAGCGCGCTGAGGCTGAATGGAGTGGAGATCTTGCTGCCATATGCTTCTACGGAATATGTCGATACCGCGATCGTCACTGCGATACAGACGGCGATACCAAAAGGTGGGATCATCATCTGGTCCGGTGCGTCGAATGCTATCCCCACTGGCTGGGCCCTGTGCGACGGCACACAGGGGACGCCGGATCTGCGAGACCGGTTCGTGCTGGGGGCTGGCACCAAGTATAGGGTCGGGAACAAGGGAGGCGAGGAAACTCATGCGTTGACTGTAGCAGAGATGCCGAGCCATAATCATACAATATCGACCCCCGACTTGGACTGGGACAGAGAAAATCTCACTGGCGGCGGATATGTGGACAGTGTGACGATAATAAGTGGTGATCTCGTCACTGGAAAAACAGGAGGAGGGCAAGCCCACAACAACATGCCGCCATACTACACCCTTTGCTACATTATGAGACTTTGATCGAGAGGAGGCATGACGAGATGCCTGACTGTAATGACTGTGTGCTGATCCCCCGAGTGGAGGCGCTGGAGGAGGCCAACCGGCAGCACGGAGCTACGCATCGGAAAATTTTTGATAAATTAGAAGCGCTGAAAGTCGAAAATGCCACTCAAAACGCCCACTGGGAACACGTTGACGGCAAGCTGGACGAGCTTACCGCCATGGTCCGGGACCTGACCGGCAAGGCGGGACGGCGGTGGGACAAGGCCATAGAGACCATCCTGGTGGCCGTGGTCACCGGGGTTGTGTGTTTCCTGCTGGGGAGGGTGGGGCTGTGACCTACGAGCTTATCCATATCACGCTGCGGGACGTTCCGGCAGAGCAGTATACCGCCGTCATCCAGCTGCTGTCCGAACTGGGCCTGTACGATCGGGCGGCGGTCACTGTGGGGGAGGCCGGACGATGAGGAGACTGCTGGACAAGCTCCGGGCGGTGCCCCACCTGTTCGCGAAGCTCATGGTCCTGTGGTGCGTGATCTGCGGGACCGCCGCTTCCGCCTGGGCGCTGCGGATCCTCTCCCACACCGGCCACGACCCAGCCGCCCTGCTGGGCGTGATCCTGGCCTTCTTCGGCGGGGAGCTGCTGCTGATGTGTCTGAAGACTGTGCTGGGGGGAAAGGGAAAGCCCCCCGATTAGTCAGGGGGCTGAGGGTCCAGCTCGATGTTGTACTTATCCATCAGCTCTTTCTGTTTCTTGTCGCGGGCCGCCTTGGCAGTTTCTATCGAGCAAAACCCACCTTGCCACCATCGTTCCCCGCGTACCTGACAGCGAGCCAGGTACGTTCCATTGTTAAGGCGGGTCACCCCCCGGACACACGTGTGGCTGGTTGCGTTCGCCTCTTTCCGGGCCAGGGCAGGTATGTTTGCGCCATCCACGATTGCTACCGCTACACCCATCCGCGACATGCTCTCCATCCTTTCGGACGAGTATTGCCGACACCCGCAGGATGTGAGCTTTGCTCGTATTGTGCTGGCCGGAAGTTCTTTCTCCGCCCCGCACAAATGGCACCGACAAAGATAGAGGCGGTCTCCATTTTGGCTGGTCCTGGTGTATTTGAGTACATCAAGGACGCCTATCGTTTTGCCCGTCAAATCAGCCCTCTTATCGCGATAGGCACATCCGCAATCGACCTTTGGAGACTTTTTGGCCGTCAACCGCTGTCCCTCTATGACAGTCTCCGCTCCGCATCGGTGACAGAGACAGCGCCATAAGCTGGCTCCCTTTGGAGTTCTTCCGGTAGCTTCGAGGACTTCCAGGGCTCCGAACCGTTTGCCGGTCAGGTCTAATGGATGCCGCGCCATCAAAACAGGCTCCTAGGGTCCACATCCAAGGCGTCGGCCAGGGCCAGGAGGTTTTTGGCGGTGAGGTTGCCGGCCTCCGCCTCCCCGCCCTCCACTTTCTGCACGAGCCGGATGTTGACGCCGGCGGCGTCGGCAAGCTGCTGTTGGGTAAAACCTACCATTCTCCTTTCCCACTCCAGCTTGGTGATAGGCCGGTTGTGGCAGTCCCGCCTGTAGTTTACTAAGGAGCATAGAGTGCAGTTGCCGTCCTGCCGCTGGCAGTCTCCGTATTTTCGCCTCACTCAATCACCTCCACAACCTCCCAGTCGTTTAGGGCTGCAGTCGTATCCAGGGATCTCAGAGGTAGCCGGCGAATCTCTGCCCACTGCTTCTCGTGGTTTCCGCATGGCTTGAGCATGTAACGGTGCGTTTTGGTGTCTACGATTTCTCCGTTCAGGACCCGGTCTCTAATATCTTTCTTCATGGCAAATTCCCTTCTCCCCGTGTCGCCGGTAGGGCAGCGGTTTGGATCTAGTGAGCCATACAGTCTCCGTAGCAGTAGGTGTGGCAGTGGGGGCACAGTCCGTTCAGGCGGCTGATAGCGGCGGAGTTGCGGATCTTACGCTTGAGGGTCAGGACCTCGATGGTCTTGGTGCGCTTGTCGTAGCTGCCGGGGACGGTCTCGCAGTCGCTGTAGTTGTTCTTGTACTCGGAGTAGTGCATCCGGCGCAGCCCGGTCTTGGCAGCTTCAGCGGCAGCCTTGACCGCCTCCTTAGCCTGGGTCCAGGCGGACTTGAGGCACTTGGAGAACGTCCAGTGGATGATCTTGGAGCCGTCCTGCCGGGTCCCGAGACCCGCATTGTACTTGCGAAACATGGTCCAGGCGTTCTTCATGATCTCAGACAGGTCGTACTTTTTCATGATCCTTACCTCCTGGGGTGTGCCCCCTTGCTATGGTCTTATTATACGCCTATATCGGCGAGAAGTCAAGAGGGTTTTGCAAAGTTTATAAAATTTTTTGAAAGGACGATATCTATGACTGATTTGACGATCCTCATCCCCATCCTGGGCGTGCTAGTGGCCCTGACCAACATCATCGTCCAGGTGACAAAAAAGGCCACCTGGGACAAGATACCCACCAACCTCGTCGCTTTGGGAGTGGCGCAGGTGCTGACCATCTCCGTCGGTATCGCATACTGCCAGATTAAGGTAGTGGTCATGACGTGGTACATCGTGGCCGCGCTGGTGGTGGGCGGTTTCATGGTGGCCTATGCGGCCATGTTCGGCTTCGACAAGCTGCGGGAGATCATGCAATGGGGGGATGGACGATGATGACCGCGAAGGAGCTGGTGCGGCGGGCGGTGTCCGCCGCCGCAGACTACCGGACCCTGTACGTCTCCGGGGGCTTCGGGGCCCCGCTGGTGGGGCGGAACGTGGAGCGGTACTGTACCAACAACGCCTACAACCGGGCGCAAGCCCGCCAGGCGCTCATCCGGGCCGCCGGGGACCAGTCCCCGCCTGTCTACGGCTGGGACTGCGTGGGGCTGATCAAGGGCCTGCTGTGGGGCTGGACGGGGGACCCCTCCAAGACCTACGGCGGGGCCCGGTACGCCTCCAACGGCGTCCCCGACATCGGGGAGGACGAGATGATCCGGCGGTGTGCCGGTGTGTCGGCGGACTTCAGCGGGATCCGTCCCGGGGCGGCGGTGTGGATGCCCGGCCACATCGGGATCTATCTCGGCGGGGGCCTGGCGGTGGAGTCCTCCCCCAAGTGGGCGGACGGTGTCCAGATCACCGCTGTGGGGAACATCGGGAAGAAGACCGGGTACAACGCCCGGACCTGGAAGAAGTGGGGCCTGCTGCCCTACGTGGACTATGAGGAGGATGATAAGATGCTGACCTATGAGGAGTGGAAAGCGTACATGGACCGCTACCGCAAGGAGCTGGGGGAACTGCCTGGGCCAGCCTGGGGAGCGGATGAGATGACCAGAGCGGTGGAGGCCGGCATCACCGACGGGTCCCGGCCCGAGGCCCTGGCCACCCGCCAGGAGGTCGTCTCGATGATCGTGCGGGCGGCGAGATGATGGCGGAGGCCAGGATCAATCTACCGCCAGGATTGGATCGGATCCATCTGTTCCAGTTGGAGGACTGCATCATCCAATCCAATCTCGGCGAACAGGATAGAGAGATGGTGCGGATGTATCTGATCGACAAGATCCCGCAGATCGAGATCGCAGCGGAATTCGGGTGCTCTCGCACCACGGTACACAAACATCTGAAAAAGGCGATAGCCAAAATCGCGTGTACCAATCAGCGTCTCTACAAGAGGATAGAGTGATTTTGGACACAAGCCGCACACAGAATCTACACAGTGCAGCTTGTGTCTTGCTATACTTGTCTCGGCGGCCGGGAGACAGGCGGTACACGTCCCGCCCAGCGTCTCCCGGTCTGCCAATCTGATGATAAGGACGTGGTCTTGTGGATATGTATGGGAACCCCTATCCAGGCGCAACGTATCCGGGCGTTTACAGGCCTGGCCCCAATGCCGTAAACCAGCCTGGGAGCCAGCCGCCCGGGCAGCTCTCGGGCAACGGCCAGCCTGTCGGTTACGCTTGCCGGCCGGTGACCTCCAGAGAAGAGGCAGTGGCTTCCATGGTGGATTTTCTGGGGCCCGGCACCATCATGCCGGACTTCGGGCACGGGATGATCTATTTTAAGCGCTTCAACCCCAACAGCGGCGCGGCGGATTTCTTTGACTTCGCTGTACAACCTCCGCCCCAGGCGCAGCAGGCTGTCCCCGCTGCGCAAGAGTATGATCCCCGGGGCGATATAGAGTCTCTGCGCAGCGACTTCGACGCCCTGCGCGGAGAACTGGATGAGATCAAGAAGGCTGGTCAGAGACGGACCGGCGGGAAGGCGGCGGAATGATGAGAGGAATGCCCAATATGCCCCCGATGATGCCGGGCGGTATGCCTAACATGCCGGGCATGAGCCCCATACTGCAGGATATCCTCCGGATGAGACAGCAGGGCATAGATGCCACATCCGCGTTCCAGCAGCTTGCCCAGCGTTATCCTCAGTTTGGGCAGGCGTTCCCTTTCTTGGGCGGTAAGACCCCCCAGCAGATGGACCAAGCAGCCCAAAACGCCCTCCAGCAGTCCGGAGTCGACCCCAATGCTGTAGCCCATAAACTCCAACGGTTCCTCTAGACATATAGACATAACTTCACAATAGAGATCTTTTCTCTTTTTCGGTTCGCGATCCTGATAAAAATCGCTCCCCCACAGCAATGACCGGGGGGAGCGCCCCCGGATTGCAATACATCGAAAAGGAGAATTTTTTATGGCAGAAAACAATGACGCCCTGATGGCCTACGCAATGGGGCAGGACAACGGACGCTGTAACAACGGCGGGCTTGGCGGCTGGGGGGACGGCTGGGTGGGCCCTTTTGCCCTCGCCCTGATCCT